CACAGGGTCTGTGAGTTTTATATAATGGCACAACAATTACCTTTGCCATTGAATGCTAAGAAGGATGCTTCACCTGAAGAAGTTTCCGAGTGGGAGAAAAAGGATTTCTTCCGTGCTGGCAAATTCAGTGCAATGGTTTGCTTTGTTGTAATACCAGCAATTGTACAAGCAGTTGCTTTTGGTTCAATGCTGGTGATTTTTTATATTAATGATAAAATTTTTTAAGGTGATAGCAAAACTCCTAACAGGAGTGGGTACTGAGGTAAACGATATACAGTTGACTCCCAGTGCTGTTCTAATGGTAGCAATATCATTGGCATTTGCTTTCTTAGGAATCGTAATGTTGCTGATGTTTACAGCATCGTTACTTATATAATGGATAATTATGATACTATCAAAAAAGCAATTCTCTGAACAAGTTGAATCAAAGATTAGTAAAGGTGCAGAAGTCATCGATGCTATCTTAGGAGTATGCGAATCTTATTCTCTAGAACCTGAATCTGCTAAAAGATTATTGAGTGATGGACTCAAACAAAAACTTACAGCAGAAGCATCCAATCTTAATTTGATTAAGGGGAGCAAGTCTAGAGGAAAACTTCCCATATGAGAATACTCGAAAGATCTTCCAGATATTCAATACGAGAGGACTTAAAAACTAAGTTCGCAGTCCTCGTACATCTAGGAGATATGACAGAGCAGGAGTTTTATGACTTCTCCTTATCCATAGGTGATATTGATTTAGAATGTTATGATGATACACATCATCAAAAAGAGGTAAGTCGTATTGCCAACTCTACTCGAATGTCTGAGTTTAAACAGCAAGATTCTGAATCACGCAATGTACTAGCAAAGTCCAGTCTGCCAGGAATGGCAATCTTTGACTATGCTGGATTAGATCAAGAAGAAGATGTAGAAATAGGTCTATCTGGTTTTGGCGATATGAGTGATGAGTATAAAGCAAAAAGAGCATTGATCGGTGGTTTCAAAAACTGGCATGTAGACTTTCCACATAGGAAGGAACTTGCCGACATAGGAATTTTATATGCAAAGAATTATAAACCAACTCAGACAGATAGAGATGCCGATATCCACGGATACAATATTATTAATCCGAGACTTGGTGGTGGTTCCACTTTGCTTGTTGACTTTTGCTTGGCATATGATAAACATCATGATGCCTTTGCTGGGAAACATGTAGAGTTTTACTACTCCGAAGAGGTTGCTCATCCATTACTGAGATACAATAAGATACTTGACAGAGAGACAATGTATATCTCTCCTGTATCAGTATTGCCTACGAAAAGCAATAGTATCTTAGCAAATGAAATCTTTATGTTGTTGGTTAATGATGACGAACTACTATGGCAAGTGAATTGGGAAGAAGGTGATTGTTTGATATTTAACAACACTGCCTGTATGCACAGAGGTGCGTATCATAAGTTTGCTGGTGAAAGAACACTTTGGAGAACCACTGTAAAGTATGACTAGTCGCGAAGGATTTGATGCATACTGCCTTTACTTAGGGATTAAATTACATTTTACACAGGAGTCATACGACTATGTCAAATACAATGGAGTCGTTAAAGCAGACCTCAAGTCGTTTCTTAGAAGAAAGGATAAATACCACTTTGCAAAACTCGCAAGGAAGTATGGAACTGATCTCAAGTCTTTCCTCATCGCCAACCTTTCAGTTTCCGACCGATGGGTTGGGGAACTGCTGGGAAACGATTCAGAAATGGTATTCTCAGAATACAAAAAACGACAGCAAAGTTTAACCTATCTTTTTCAAAAAGAATTAAGTTCTTTGTCGAATAAATACTCTTTGGATGAATTGTTACAGGTAAAGAATGGACAACATCCTGTACTGCTTAAGCAATATCTAGCAAAAAAGGTTTCACCTGAAACTATGATACTGTTTGACGAACTTACTAAATACATAGCAGTTTGGGATAAACAAATATCTGAAACAATAGTCTGGAAAGAACAGAGTAAAAGGTTGAAGAAACATTCTACCTTTGTTTCAGGTGATCACAGTAAATTAAAAAAGATAGCAATGGAAATTTTTACATGAACAAGTATAATGATCTAAGACAAAACCTTATGATTTTTGATTTTGCTTTAGAAATGAGAAAGCAAACCTATGATCGTATTGCCGAAGGCAACTACGATTCTTTCAGCAGATGGTTGAAGACCAACTTTATGTTGAATAAGAAAGATCATATAGAATGGCAATTAAATGCTGAAAGACACGATGCTCGTAGGCAGTTACATAGTTTCACTGATTACGATAGAGGTGTCGTACTCGCTGTGTTCAATGAACCTGTTACCCTTGTACATTCTTCTACATCTTTTGGAAGATTGGCAAGTAAGAAGATGACCCATGTTCCTACTATTGTTGAAGAAGGTAAAAACACAAGTAATCATTTTAATTACACTGTAAAACCTTATCAACCTATGCTTGTGAATCTAAATGTAGCACATGGTGTGCTCAAGCATCAAAAAGAATGGAGTATGATCAGTCTAAGACTAGATTGGACAATGAGAGAATGGTTAGAATACATTCTTGCTATGGGACAGCAACAACAATAACTTTATTATGATCGCAAACATTATTGGTAATGGTCCGAGTCGGACGCAATTTGATTTAAGCAAACTTGAGAATACTTATGGGTGTAATGCACTCTACAGAGATTTCTCACCAAACACTTTAGTAGCAGTAGACATTCCTATGCAAATAGAGATAGTCAATTCTGGATACTATAAGGAGCATAGAGTAGCATTTGCGGATTGGGATGCTACTCCTATAGATATGCTCGAACAGTTTAAGATGATGTTGACTTTTGATACTCGTAACAATGAGATCACTACACATAATCTTACTGATGCTTCAACGCATTTTTTCAGTCAAGGATCCTCTCTTCAAGGAACGACTGAAATACTATGCTTTGAAGAACCAAACCAAATCACACCTTTCACTGATCCTTTATTAAGGGATCTTGTATGTGGTTCTACTGCTGTAGGATTAGCATGCTTGGAAGGTGCGACGGAAGTCAACTTGATAGGTTTTGACTCATTATGGAGCGAATCCTATGACAATATCTACAAGGGGACTAACAACTATGATTGGGAAGAAGAAGATACTTTCCGTGTATTAACTGCACAGAAAGACCAACTGATGGCGATTGTAAAACATTTTGAAAATGTTTCATTTAATTTTCAAAAGTCACTTACTGACACCCATGAAATAGAATATAATATACTTAATAATCAAGAAGAATGGGTTCTTGGCTCGGGATATGTAGACCGAATACCGATGTTCCCAGATTATGAAGTTGAATAATACAACGCAATACTTAGTAAATAAAGGAGAAATATATGTCATTTGCCGACTTAAAACGCAATCGAGGTTCACTCGATAAACTAAAAACTGCTATGGCTGATGCCGATGGTGGTAAATCAACAACTAAATCCTATGTAGATGAAAGATTCTGGAAACCAGAAATGGATAAATCTGGCAATGGGTTTGCTGTAGTTAGATTCTTACCATCCCCAGCAGGAGAAGAACAACCATGGGTTACTTATTGGGATCATGGATTCCAAGGTCCAGGTGGTTGGTACATCGAGAAGTCCTTGACTACTCTTGGGAAACAAGATCCAGTTTCAGAGTATAACACTCAACTATGGAACTCTGGTATCGAAGCAAACAAGGATCAAGCAAGGAAACAAAAGAGAAGATTACACTATGTGTCTAACATTTTAGTGGTATCTGATCCTAAGCATCCTGAAAACGAAGGAAAGGTATTCTTATACAGATATGGTAAGAAGATCTTTGAAATGCTAAAAGAGGCAATGTGCCCAGCATTTGAAGATGAATCACCTTTAAATCCTTTCGACTTTTGGGAAGGTGCAAACTTCAAAATCAAACTAAGAAAAGTTGATGGATTCTGGAACTATGATAAATCAGAGTTCGATCCAGTGACTCCTCTGTTTGATGGCGACGATGCTAGACTTGAAGAACTTTACAACCAACAATATTCACTGAATGGTGTGATTGATCCTTCTGAGTTCAAATCATATGATGAATTGAAAGAGAAGTTGGATAGAGTTCTAGGAACTGCTGTTTCTGGAGCAACTGCTGAATCTGTAGCACAAGATGCTGATGTAGATTCTGCTGATGCACCAGATCTTCCTTGGAATACAGCAGAGGAACCAAGTCCGAGTGTTGAACCAGCATTACAATCAGCATCTAACGATGATGATATGGATTATTTTCAAAGACTAGCAAACGATAGTTGATTATAAATAATCTTTAAACACTATAATGGGAATGAGAATCATAGTTGCTGGTGAGTTCTCATTTGCTCAGAGCGAAGGCAATGGCGATAAAAGTAAGACCATGGGGCGACTGAGTTTTAGGGTAAAGCAGTTAAGTGCGGGAACTGTTTGTCAAGAGCGAGAGATTGTGGGGCGACTTGACACTTTTTAATTTACAACAACAAAAAATATTATGCCAAAAGTGATCCAAAGAGATAAAGAATACTTCGATAGAATGCTTTCTAGATTTAGAAAACAAGTTGAGAAAGCAGGTATCATCAACGAAGTACGCAGAAGAGAGTTCTATGAGAAACCTTGCGATAAGAGAAATCGTATAAAAAGTGCTGCTATTCGTAGATCGCAGAAACAAGCAATGAAGAACCTATCCATGGCACATCGTGGTAGACTCAGAAATGTCAGATAATCGTAAGATACGATTCCATATTGTGGTAGAAACTGATTACAGTAATAGTCTAATCAACTATGGTGAGTTAGGTAAAGCAAAGATCATGAATGTTTTAAGCAGAGGAGACTTTGCCTATCGAGTAGAATCTGGGATTGACTTACCGAACCCATTGGGTCCAATTAATTATGAAAAAATTGCCGAAAGTAAAAGTACGCAAGGTCTCGCCGAAGAAGGCACTGACACAAATTCATAAATCTAAAAAGCAATACGATAGAAAGAAATTACATAGACCTGTTAAGGTAACTGATTGAATCTTCGTTCCTAGTATTCACTCCTGACACTATGGTGTTAGAACTTGTAACAATACTCGAAGTTACATTACCACTATTCATTACTGCATTCGTAGAACCCTGTCTATCCATTTGAGCATCAGCAAGATCATCTTCTGCTTGTGCTATTTGGAACCCACCAGATGGGGGATTTAAATCAAAATCATCTAAACTAATATCAAACGCATCACTAATGTCTAGTGCTGCTGACTCAGTTTTGCGTAAGAACTGATCATATAAATCACCCACACGATTAGAAGTATTTTCAATACCATCCATCTGTGCTTGTTTAAGTTCATCTAGAGTGATCTTCTCCTGAATACCAGCAGATTCGAGT